GATTAATGCAGCCATTGCATGGGCTGCAGCTGATAAAGTATATAATGAATCAGTTACAGATTCATCAGAAAATATAATATTAACTTTCGGTTCTTTAAATGTTCCACATGAGGCAATTATTACTGATATAAGACTAGAGGTAACAGGTTATGGTACTGCTGGTGTTAATATGCCGAAATTTGCTATAATGAATGGGGATGACACTTCCAGCTGGAAAGAATGTAATGAAACTAATACCGGAAGTCCTACATTATTAACATGGGGAGACGGTGAAGATTTATGGGGTTTTGATTGGACTGCATCTCAAGCTAACAATCTTAAGGCTGTATTAAAAATGGATAGTATAGCTCCAGGAGAGGACATTTATTATGATTATGTCCAAGCAATAATATCATATGAGTCCGTAATCACTGATACAAGATTATCCACTTCATTAGATAGAGGCATGATACAATTAACATCAGGCAAAATATCTCTTTAATCTTTCGTTTCTCCATATTTATATTAAAATAGAGAGAAGGTAAATTATGGCAGTAAAAATTCCTATTTGGCCAGGGTCAGCATCATTTTCAGCGGGTAGTACCCCATTCGGATTATACGATACAGATAATGCTTTTACATCATCTGCAAATAATACTGCAAATTGGTGTGCTAAGAGAATGGGATATCCTTTAACTGATATCGAATTACAGGATATAAATTTCTTTGCTTGCTTTGAAGAAGCTGTAACAGAATATGGTAATCAAGTTAATACATATAATATTCGTGATAATATGGTTAACTTATTCGGTGCATCAACAGGTAGTAATTTAACCCAACAAAAAGTATCATCTAATTTAGGTGGATTAATAGAATTAGCAGAAGAATACGGAACAGAAGCTGGAAGTGGAGGTAATGTAACATATTATACTGGTTCATTAGCAGTTACATCAAGTAAACAAATATATGACTTAACAGATAGTTCTATAGTATCATTAGAATCAGGTACAGCTGGAACAGATTCAATTGAATTGAAAAGAGTATATCATGAAGCACCACCTGCTATAGCAAGATACTTTGATCCATTTATAGGCACAGGATTAGGATCTCAACAAATGTTAGATTCATTTAGTTGGGGTAATTATTCTCCTGGAGTATCATTTATGATGATGCCAGCGTATGCAGATGTATTACGATTACAAGGAATTGAATTTAATGATCAAATAAGAAAATCAGCATATTCATTTCAAATATTAAATGATAGAATGCAAGTATGGCCAATTCCAGACGGTAGTGCATTTACAAAAATATATTTCCAGTATATCAAGAAAGCTGATCGTAGTAATCCTTTAAAAGGAAATACCGGAACAATATCAGATTATTCAAATGTTCCATATGAAGATATAGTTTATTCAAATGTTAATTCAACAGGTAGACAATGGATAAGAAAATACACTTTAGCATTAGCAAAAGAAATGCTCGGATTTATTAGAGGTAAATATTCTGCAATTCCAATTCCAAATTCGGAAGTGACATTAAACGGAGCAGATTTATTATCAGCAGGACAATCAGAAAAAGAATCTCTCATAACAGAATTAAAAGAAATTCTTGATTCAATGTCAAGACAAATGCAGTTAGAAAGGAAACAAGCAGAAGCAGATTCGTTACAACAACAAATGAATAAAATACCACTTAAAATATATGTAGGGTAAATTATGGCATTATTTGGTTCAGGAAGAGATGCAAGTCTTATAAGACATATTAATAACGAACTTATAGTTAATATCATAGATACAGAAATTGAACTATATAAGTTAGTATTAGATGAAACACGAGAAAATATCTACGGAGAATCAATTGCAAAAAAATATTATAATCCAATTGTAGTTCCATGTATAGTACAAAAAGATGATAAAATGATTGTTGCAGAAGATTTTGGATTAGATTCTACTAGGACTGGTATATTTGCATTTTCAAGAGATTATCTTGTTGATAGAACAATTATAGTAGAAGAAGGTGATATATTGAATTGGGATAATGAATATTATGAAATAGATAAAGTAGGTGCATCACAATATTTTGGAGGAAGAAATCCTGCTACATTATTAGGATTTGTTAGAGGACAAGTAGATGAACATGGATATAGTGTCGCGGTAATATGTGAAGCACATGTAACACAAAGAAATAAATTAAACTTAATTGAAGTTCGTAGTGGTGGAGTTAATCAAGAATATCAATTACCAAGGAATTTATAATAAATGGGTAAATTAAAATTAAATAAAACGTATAGTTCATTTTCACCTGATACTAGCTTTAATCGCGCTGACGAGGTAAGGAGAGATACTGACTCTATAAAAACTCCAGCGTGTACTATTTATGATGTTGATTATGCAATAATATCTTATATTAGAGATATTATTAAACCTACTGTAATAGAAGATGATAATGTAATAGACGTTCCAGTAATGTATGCAAATGGTGAAAAATGGAGTCAAGTTCAGAAGCATGGTTATTTAAGAGATGCCAAAGGAAAGTTAATGTCACCAATGATTAGTATACGAAGAAATTCAATTGCAGAAAGAGATATATTAAAAAAATTAGATGTTAATAAAAATCCTTCTGGTAATGCAATGATATTACAAAATAAATTTACTAAAGCAAATTCATATGATAGATTTGGATTATTAACGAATGCTAAACCAACCAAAGAATTTTATATTACATCCGTTCCTGAATTTGTTGAAGTAACATATGAATTATTAATATGGACATCATATACAGAACAATTAAATGGTATTATAGAACAGATAATGCCAACCGGAGGATTTGCTTGGGGCACAAGTTGGAAATTTGCAACCTACATAGACGATTATTCATTTGAAACAATGAACAACTCAGGAGAAGATAGAATAATAAAAGCTACGTTACCAGTAAGGACTAAAGCAACATTATTAATGGAAGATGAATTACGTGTTTCCTCTGCTCAGAAAAGATATGCAATTAAACAAATTAAATTTGGTTCAGAACATTCAACAGATGAATTTCCTGCAACCTTTACACCACCACCAGGAGGTTATAATCCAATTACATCAGAAAGACAATTGATTTCAGATTTAGAAAAGGAAATAGAAAACAGGAGTTAGGTTATGCCATTAAATTCAGCAGCATTACAGGCAATGATATATATAGCATTTAAAAGACAAGAAGTAAAATCAGGTCCTGGTAAATCTGAAGTTTGTGGAGAAATCGCAAGAGACCTCTCAAATGCAATAGATACATATGTACGATCAGGTCCAATTGCAATGTTATGGTATAAAGATAAAGGAGTAATACTTCCATGGGGAGCGACAACACCTCCACCACCATCATTTCCTTTTACAGGAGCAACACCAGCAGTACCATTTCCTGAAGGACCAACTCCTCCTCCAAGTTCCGGTGGCGGAGGTGGCGGCGGAGGTGGCGGCGGCGGCGGTGGCGGCGGCGGCGGTAGTAGAACTACTAGAAAAAATAAAAAATTAAATAAAACAGAAAGAAATAAAGAAGAAAAAAGTTTTATAGATAAAGATTATGTTGTTCCTGATCCAGAGGTTGTTGGTACATCAGATGATTGGGATAAATTTTGGGAAGATGCTGTATGGGGAGTAATAGCACATGAAGCTGGAACTTCATTCGTAGGAGGGTCAGGTAAAGACTATACAGATATGACTAAGTTAGATGGAGGAACAGTGGGAATATTCCACTTTGCACAAGGAGGACTAAATACTTTATATAAGCAAATGGATGTACAAAAAGTATTCGGAAAATCTAAAAGTTATATGGATAAATTAAATGATAAAAATACAACACCTTCAGGAAAAAATGATAATGGAACAGGATCAGCTTCTCATAAGTGGTGGTGGGATGGAATGAAAAAGTGGCTAAATAATCCAAAGAATAATAAAAAACAAATAAAGGCAGGTGTAGGTAGTAGAAGGAGATCAGTTAAACTAGCGTTCTCAGAAGGTGGATGGAGTACAAATAGACATGCAGCAATTGCAGTTGGAGTTTCTAATAGTTATGGAGGTGGTGGATTTGCAAAAAATGCAAGAAGATTAAAATGGGACCCTGAAAAAATACTAACGGCTTATGTTCATAAATTTAGAGAGAATGAACGTTCTGGTCATAAAGAAAGAAGAATGAAATTAATAAATAAATGGTTTCCTGCAGATAAACAATTAACTATGTCAAAACCTGTAAAGTAAATTAAATAATCATGGCATTAAATAAAATACTATTACGAGCTCGTATACATACAGCATTTTTGAAACAGGCTGCAAAACCAGGTCCATATAAAGGAGGAGTTTCAGCTGAACTGGCATCAGATATTTCAAATGCAATACGAGAATATTTAGAGGGTGCATGGATTATTTTAGGATGGGGCGGAATAGCTTCAGGTATGGCAGCTTTTCCATGGCCAGGAATTAGAGCAACATTTTATATCCCTATAGGAATTGGAGTTGCATCTTTCGAAACAGATGGTTCTACATCACCAGTATCATCAGGAGCTATAACTATTACTCCACCAGTAGGTACAAATCCACCACCTCCATCAAGTGGCGGAGGCGGAGGCGGAGGCGGTGGTAGTACTAGACATAATAAGAGTGGACCAGGACAAAGTAGTACAACAGGGCCTGTACATACAACAACAGGAACAACTTCCGGAGATACTTCAGATGATGTAACTAAATCAGATTTAAATAAAGTTTCAAAATCTAAATATTTGAATAAAACAGGACCTTGTGTTGTTCCAGATAATATAGTTCATCTTGAAAATGCAATGGAAAAATTTGGTATTACGAATACATATGCAAGGATAGCAATACTCGCAGTGATCTCAAAAGAGTCTAGTCTATGTCCGAAGAGTGAAAAAATGTTTTATTCCAAAGGTAGATTAGCAGAAGTTTGGGGTAGATTTTCCAAAACAGGAAACACTGTACCAAAAGGACAAGGCAAGTTTAATTATAACGCATTAGCTGAAGAATATTCTGGAGATGATAAAAAATTAGCTAACCTTGTATATGCTGGTAAATATGGAAATCGGAAAGGTACATCTGATGGATACGACTACCGTGGACGTGGGTTTAATCAAATAACTTTCCGAGATTCTTATGAAAAGTATGCGAAAATAATAGGAGTTGATATATTATCTGATCCTGATTTATTAAATGATCCAGCAGTAGCAGCTCCAGCAGCTGTAGCATTTCTTCAAAATAGGTGGAAATCCAGAAGTCACCCTTATCCTGAATATAAAGGCTCAAATCCACAATTTCCTGATCAAGCCACTGCTAATTTGGTGACAGCAAGAGCCAATGCAGGTTGGGGGAAAGGTATGACTTCATCTGCTACAAAAAGAGCAATTAAGCATACTAATAGAGACTCTAAACAGTTCATAGCCGGATCTGATGGAAAAATAACCTTAGCTGGCGCATAAATAGAAAATGAAAAACAAACATAAAATTAAAAAGGAACAAATATGTCATTAAATACACCAGCATTAAATCTAGGAATATACGCGGCCTTTAGAAGACAAGCAGGAAAACCAGGACCAGCTAACGCAGAAGTAGAAGGTGATATGGCAGCTGTTATGACAGCAGCGATATCACAGTATATATTATCAGGACGAGTTAATACAAAATTTCATCCTCCAGGAGGAGGCCTAGCAGTAGCACCTTGGCCAGGTATAGTTGTAGTATTTAAACTTAAAGCAGCAGTTTCCTTAGGATGGATAGTTTAGGATGGTTGTTTAAGTTAATATAAGCATATTTATATAAGGAAACAAAAAAAGGAGAACAGTTATGTCAGAAACAAAAAAGTTTACAGAAGAAGAACTAAATAAAGTTCAAGAGTTACGAGAAAGAATGTCTAAGTTAGTTGCCAACTTTGGAGAGTTAAAATTAGAACAAATTTTACATGATCAAAAGACGGAAAAATTAAATCAACTAGATAAAACATTTAATACGGAATATGCAAATATTCAAAAAACAGAGCTTGAATTGGTTAAAGAATTCAACGAAAAATACGGCAGAGGAACATTGGATTTAGATTCCGGGACTTTTTCACCATCAAACTAAAGGTTTGAAGCCGGAAATGTATATTTATTAAAAAATAAAGAAACAATAATTAAGGAGATTTATAAATGGCTGAAAAAATCGTATCACCCGGTGTATTTACTAGAGAAAGAGACTTATCATTTCTTCCTGCAGGAGTACAAAATATAGGGGCAGCAATAATTGGACCAACGGTTAAAGGACCTGGTCTGGTTCCTACTATGGTAACATCATTTGCTGAATATAGACAATTATTCGGAGATGTGTTCGAAAGTGGATCCGCAGAGACCTTAGATTACTATTCATACTTAACGTCATTAGCAGCAGAAGAATATTTAAGACATCATGACACCTTAACGGTTGTTAGAGTTTTAGCTGGTTCATTTAGCGGAGCTGATAGTAAAGTAGGAGCAGTAGATTTAGGTAATGCTTGTTTTACAATGTATACTTTATCTGATGGAGCACTATTAAATAGTGGATTACCTGCCGCATCAACAGCAGGTTCAGGATCAACAGATTCTACTTCAATAAGTACAAATTGTAGATTATTATCTGGTTCGAAAGATAACTTAAGATGGGAAATTGCAAGTGTTAATACTTCAAAAGGTACTTTCTCATTATATTTAAGAAAAGGTGATGATACAATTAAAAGAAAAAATATTGTTGAAACTTGGAACAACTTATCATTAGATCCAAATTCAACAAACTTCATATCTAAAAGAATTGGAGATGCAAAACTTAATTTAAGAGGTTCTGGTACTACTAGTCCTTATATCCAAGCATCAGGTTCTTATATGAACAAATCTAAAGAAATTAGAGTAATTGTTAATAGAACTACTTTAAATTATTTAGATGAGAATGGTGCTATTAGAGATGATGGTACAGGAACAGTAGCAGCAGGCTTATCTGGTTCATTACCATTAGCAGTTTCAGGAACATTTAGTGGTGGAACTGATGGAACTGTACAACATCCAAAGAAATTTTATGAACAAATTGAATCAACAAATATGCAAGGATATGACTTGACAACAGCAGGTGAAGGTAAAACAGCATATGAAGATGCAATTAACTTGTTAGCAAACCAAGACGAATATGATATTAATTTATTAATGTTACCAGGTGTGATTTCAGCATTTACAGGTCATTCAATTGTAGCAGCATCAGCAATTGAGATGTGTGAAAATAGAGGAGATTGTTTTACAATAATTGATCCAGTAGGATTTGGTTCAACAATTACAGATGCAACTACAGAAGCTTCTGCAAGAGATACTAATTATGCTGCAATGTATTGGCCATGGGTTCAAATGTCTGATAAT